AGCGACATCACCGACAGGATCAAATACACCAGCCAGGACTCGGTATCGCCCGAACTGCTGGCCCGGGTGTTCAACGTCGACCGTGTTCTGATCATGTCGAGCATCTACAACTCGGCAGCGGAGGGCGCCACGGCATCCTACTCACAGATCGGCGACAAGGACGCGCTCCTGTGCTACGTCGCTCCCAACCCCGGCCTCATGGTTCCCTCCGCAGGGTACACCATGGTCTGGAGCGGAATCTCCGCCGGGCTGGGAACCTCCAGCGCAATCAGCCGGTTCCGGCTGGACGAACTGCGAGCGGACCGTATCGAAATCGAGGCCGCTTGGGACACCAAGATCGTCTCCTCGGCCCTGGGGTACTTCTTCAGTAACGTCGTCGCATAACACAACCCCACCACCGACGACCGGGCCGGGGTCCGCGGGCACTCAGCCCCCGGACACCGGCCCTGTCGTTGTGACATACCAGATGTGGGAGGAGGACTAGATGGCTTGGACCTATGGAGGTGACCCCTCCGCCAATGCCCGCGACGCTATCCGGTTCCTGATCGGCGACACCGACACCAACGACCAGTTGCTGAACGATGACGAAATAGCATGGGTCAACAACCAAGTATCGGGATCGGACACCGCCATCACAGCGTTGTACGCTGCCGGGTACCGGTGCTGTGTGATTATCGCATCAAAGTTCTCCAGATTGGCCGACCAGTCGGTGGGCGACATGAAAGTGTCGATGTCGCAGAAGGCCAAAGCGTACCGGGACCAAGCCAACGAGATCTTGGCACTGGCCGGGCGCGAAGGCAACGTTCCGACACCCTACGCTGGTGGGATCACCCGGGCTGACAAAGAGGTCGACCAAGACGACTCCGGGTTGGTTCGGGCGTTCTTCAGCCGTGGCCAGTTTGTTGACCGTCAAGATGGCGGTGTGGATGTCCTGCGGCAAACCCCGCCAGGTGCAGACTGATGGCGGCAGCGTCCCCATCGGCTGTATTCCTGACCGACATCAAAGTCAATATGACCCCGGACACGGTCGACATCCGAACCGCCAGCACCACGAACAACTACGGCGAACGGACTTACACCGGGGGCGCCACCACCTACGACGCTTATATCCGACGGAGCAACGACGCCGACCGGACCGACCGGGTTGACAATATCGACTATGACTACGTGGTTTACATCCCCGATGCGTCGTTGACACTGAACGTTCAGGATCAGGTGACTTTGCCATCGCCGGTGTCGGCATCCCGGCCGGTCGTCAAAGTCGAAACGAAGAAAGACCCGCTCGGCCAGGTGTGTGTGGTCGCCTACGTAGGCGGTGCATAACCGTGGCCACCGACCGTGTTTCCCTCCAGATCAAGGGTGTGGAAGACATCCGTAGGTTGCTGCAGGCAAACAACCGCAAAGCAATCCGGGCGACTTCTCGGGTGGTGTTCGAGGTGGCAAACACCGTCAAAATCAAAGCGCAGGCGTTGGTACCGTTCGATGAGGGGATCCTCCACGGGACCGCCAACGCCCAGATGGTCCGCACCAAGGCGACGCTTCGCGACCCGACTGCTGAGGTGACTTTTGGTGGCCCAGCAGCACCCTACGCCCTGCGACAACACGAAGAACGGACGTACCGGCACAAGCCAGGTCGAACTGCTGGGTACCTGTCGATCCCGACCAATGCGGCGCTGCGTGATTTCGACAAACTGATTGTGAACCGGATCAAAGAAGAGTTGCGCTGATGGCGCTGCTGGCCGAAGTCGGGACCTACCTGGATGCGGCGACTGTGTCCACAGCCGACCTGACTTTGGGAACCAACCTGTTCCTCGGTCGGATGCCCGACACCCCCGACACCTGCGTGGCCCTCTACGAGGAGGGCGGCGCCGCCCCGGTAGACGTGTTCGGGGCCGACACCGCCCCCCCAGTGGAACATCCCAGTCTTGTAGTCCACACCCGAGCCGCGGCGTACTCGACAGCACAGGCGTTATCAGTCGACGTGATGAAACTGCTAGCCAAGGTAATCAACGAGGACCTGTCGTCGGTTCGCTATTACAAAGTCGAGCCGGTCCAGTCACCGTTTGCATTCGAACGGGACCAGCAGGACCGGATGTTGTTCTCCAACTCGTTTATGGTGCTGAAAGCGTTGTGACATGGCCGACGCTTACGCCGAGGCTGACCCCCGTTCGACAGTAGTCCGGGAGACGCTGTTTCATGTTCGGTGTCAAGTCTGCAAGAAACTCCTGGCGGAGATGGTGTCGACGCCGTACCGGTTGGGGTGTCCCCGGTGTAAAGCCATCAACACAGCACCTATCCCCCACGAGTAGGGTTTGGCTTCTTGGTGTCTCCGTTGTCCTCTGATGTTCAGAACGTCCGAAGGTACCTCAGGACTGTCCAGAGGCCAAGGGAGAGGCAAGGAGATACCTCCCGTGGCAAAGGAACACGGTTGGTGGCCCGTCGTTGCCTCTCGGTTAGCCCTCCCCATATCCCATGGCGTTCGTTGGCGGCCAGGGCGTAGTCGAGGCATTCAACCCGTACCGGGCATCTGGTACATACGGCTCGGGCTTCGGCAGCGGAACCGCTGCCGGGGTGGTCGATGAAGAAGATCCCCGGATCGGCGTCGCGGCAGGCTGCGTCGACCATCCAATCAACCGGGATGAACAACCGTGCCCGCATCCCAGCAATGACCTCGTCTGAGCGGAGTGTCGTCATCGGTCAGCCCTCGTTCCGGTTCCGAGACGCTGCTCCCGTGCTTTCCTCCACCCCACCTCGTTCACCAACTCATCGAACTGCGTCGGGATCACGGCCACGCGGTCACGCCCCGTAACCTCGTCCAACCCCACGGACATGCCGCCGCCTGGATTCGGCTGCATCAAGTCGACCTTCGTCTTGAAGCCGGGCACCGGACGCACCATCAGCACCGTGAACCCGACCACACCCGCCCGGTTCAGGTCGTCGCTCAGCGTCGCCTCCACATCAACGAAGTCACCGCGCACAACCCTGTCGCCCCGTTTCCACACCGCCAAAGTGGCGCTCATCGGATCAGCCCGATCTCGTACAGCCCGGACCCGGCAGCCGCCACCGCCTCCGCCTGCCACCCCGGCACCGCCTTCTTCGGCATCACCTCCGTGAGTTGCAGATTCGACAGCGACTGCGACGCCCCACCGCGCCCGTTGTCCAACGACTTGCGGATCATGCCGTGGCCGTCGACCCACAGGGCGAGGACGAGGCTCCCGCTTCGGCTCGTCAGTCGCATCTCGATGGGTTCGGCGACCCGCATGTCGGCCAGGCGGGCGGCGGTGTCGTTGCGTGTCATGGTGGTCATTGGGTTTCCTTCCGTTGGGGGCTTTCAGCCCGTGCCTTGTCGATGTCGAGTCGGGCCACGGTGAGCATCCGGTGGTATCGGATGACGGTGTGGTGGTCGTCTGATTCGCCGTCCAGCGGCAGGCCGAGGCGCAGCAGGTCGCGGTGGACCGACCACCGCATGTCCAGCAGCAGCGACGTGTAGCGGCACTCGGTGACGCCTGGCGGGCAGCCGCCCAAGTCACGGAGGTAGTGGCGGTATGCGTGTGCCCAAAAGTAGGCGTGGCCGTGGTAGTCGGGGGTGCCGATCCGGGCTTCGTCGTCGTCGAGGTATCGGAACTCGCTAATCGTCATCGGTCAGACCGATCTGCGATGGACTGCGCGGTATAGGACTTGGCGTCGGCCAGCGTGACGAACTCCTCCGTGACACCCGGAGGGCGGCGGTCGCCGTCCGGGAATCCCGTCAGTCTCAGTTCCCAAGCCCCGTAGCCGAATCGCCCGTAACTCTGGCGGGTGACGCATCCGACGCGGACCCCGTTGACGCAGATGTCGCGCGTCGTATTTCTGGTGCCGCGAGTGTTGTCTTGCTTGACGGTTACTGTGATCGCCTCGGTCATCACTTGCCCTCCTTGATCTGGGGCTTGATGGTGATGCTGCCGCCCGGAACGGTGCCGCTCTCGATGAGGTTGCCCAGGTGGTAGACCGCCTCACGGAGCGTTGCGGCCCCGACACAGGTGACCTGAGTGGGGAGAACGGTGGCGCTGTAGTACGAGTAGAACAGGCCGTTCGATGCGTCCTGCTTGACGATGTAGCGGTGGTCGGTCATCGGTCAGCCCTCCTCGCCTACCGGCCACCGGTGTAGATGGCGTCGAGGTCGCTCAGGATCGAGCGGGCCAACTTCAGCGCCTCGTCCTTCGTCATGAACACCTCGCTCGTGAACTGGTACACGCTGTCGGGGCCGTCGGCCTCGCTGGGGTAGCGGTCGGCGACCACCCGGAGGCCGATGCCGGTGGCTCCGTCGCTGCGGGCGGTCAGGCACCGCCTCGTGGTCACGTAGGTGTTCTCGCAGTCGGCGTTGATGCCGCTGTTGTCGGCGACGTAGACCGTGAGGCTGCTCCCGTGCTCCCGCTCGGTCCGGTGGACCGTGATGAAGGCCGGGGCCTCTGTGGTGGTGGTGCTCTCGTTCATCTCCGTGGCTTTCATCGGTCAGCCCTCCGTGGTGAGGGCGTAGACCGGGTGGGTGAACTCATGGTCGAACAGGCCGACCTCATCCCAGCCGAGGAGGACGTAGGCCGTTTCCGGCTTGCCCTTCTCCATGACGACGTAATCGTCGGCGTTGCCTTTGGCCTTGTCGATGTCGACTTCGGTGTAGATGCAGCCGTCGTAGGTGGTGGTTTCCATTTCGGTGTTCTCCTTGGTAGTTGGTGTTGCTTCCATAACCACAGTTTACACTATGGAGGGGTATGGCACAAGTATTGTCTCTCCTGCCCGTGAGCCGCGGTGTTCCACCGTTGTAATCCACCCTACGGTAGAATCGTCCTTAGTGCCCCAGTGGCCGGTGCCCACGTGGCCGGTGACCGGCTGCGTTGCGTCCCGAAACGAGGAACAACCAATGCCCAAGTACATCGTCACCGGCGGACAGGACGGACAGTCCGGGATCAACTACAACGGCAAACGCTATGAGCCGGGCGACACCGTAGAGATCGCCAAGCCGAAGGGTCTGTGGCTGATCGATGAGGGCTACCTGGCGCTGGCTGGCAAGACCAAAGCCCAACCCGCAGAGGAGGCTGAATAATGCCAACATTTGTGCATGGGAAAGGCACCGAGGTGTACCTCGACGAGTTCGTCATGACGCCGTATTTCAACAGTACCGACGTGGCGTTGACCAACGACACAGCCGA